TAATTCTTTTGTGACATTTATTCCTTTTTCTAAAAGCATTATGTTTTCTTCTTGCATAAATTTATTTTTAGCTTGCACTTTACCAACAGCAAGTGCCACTGAATTAATATCAGCACCAGCAGTACCAGCAATATCTGCAACTCTTTTTGTTATGTCAACTACATTTTCACTTTCAAAGCCAAAAGCTTTTAATCTTTTTGTTACTTCAATTAAGTCCGATGATTTAAAAGGAGTTACTGCACCAAATTCCTTAATTTCTTGAACAATTTTTTGTGCTTTTTCAGCACTTCCTGTTAATACTTCTAATGCTTTGGTTTGAGTTTCTAACTGTGCTGTTTGAAATAATACAAATTTTACAGATTGAATAGTAGCTAATGCAGCTAATAGTGGCTTTAATGCACCTACTAAAGTTCCAACACCAGCACTTGCCGTCTTGGCTGCCCTGCCTGTGTTCTTAAGTGATCTATTACTACCATCAAGTCTGCCTTTTAATTTATCTGTGCTACTACTTAAAGCCTTTGTTTGTTCATTAACTCTTTTTAATGGTGCGATTGCGTTCTGTGCATCAACTATTAATTTAACTGTCGATTGTGCCACAGAAACAAATAACCTTTATTATATATTACCTTGATTTGGCTTTTTGTCGTTGCATTTCTTGTTTCTCCCTATCATTCTTAATTTCATAATATGCAGCCCAATATATTAACTCCTCCTCCGTCATAGACATTCTTAATTCTTGTAATGTCTTACCAAGTTCTGTTGCTAGGAAAAACTCAAAGTTTAGCCAGTTATCCCCTCTTATTCGTTTTTTGCTGAACTAATATCTGTATTTAAATTAAATAAAAATAACTCAATATCATTTAAAACATTCTCTGGAATAAACCTATGCAAATCCTCTGCGTCTGCCATATTAAAAGCTTTGCTACCATCTTCAAGTTCTGCAACCTGACAAAGAATATGAGTTGTTATCGTTAAAGCTTCATCTGTCCCAGCAACAGATTGTGCTTTTTTTCTATCAAATCTTGTTAGAGGTTTAAAATATAAAGTTTCAATAACATCACCATTAGAATTTTTCCATTCATATTTTCTTCTGGTGGTCATTTCCTCCTTATAAGATTCTGTAAGAAGGTCTATTGTTCTTTTAGATGCCATAATTTTGGGGTTGGTAAATCAATTAATTAAATAGCTGAAGTTATTGCACCAGTTGTAATAAATGAAATATTTATTAGCTGTGTTTCTCCAAGTGTTGCGCCATATTCAGCACCAGTAATTATTCCAGAAAAACTTATTTTCTTTGCTGAGGTTGCAGAATCAGGAAACAGTTCAAATAATGCGTCACCAGCATCACCTGTAACTAATACATCATCAATAAATGCTTGATAATCTGAGTTTCCAGATGGATCATAAATAAGCTCTGCTGAACCTTCACCAGCTATAAGACCACCAATAAAAGTTTTAGCAGTATCGCCTTGAACTGTTGTTTCTAATGTGTCTTTTGAAATTGATAATGACCATGATCTTGTTCCAGTTATGTCAGCTTCAGTACCAGCCGCATTGTGAAACATAACCTTGCCAACATCACCCTTAATAGCTGCCATGACAAAAAATTAAATATTTATAATTATATTAACCTTTTTCAGTGGACTTTACATCTTTTTTGGTTTTTTGTTGACTCTCATAATATTTTCTACATTCTGGATCCCAATAATTAGCCTCTCTTCTACCTTTTACAGCTTCGATTGCATCCAGCATTTCTTCTGTAATTTCAATTTTACCCATAATTAAAGATCCTCATAAATGGTGAATGTTACTCTAATTTGTGTTTGAAACTTCCCTTGTGGACTTGATGTTAATATCTCAGGCCCTACAGGTGCATCAAAAATAACACTCGACACAGTAATTCTATTGTATAAGTCTCTTAATCTTTTGCAAATCGTGAAGTTAGCCCCTGCCCCTATACCTTCCTCTGTAAATACATTTAATAAAACAAGACCGCTTATTAAATTATCAGAGTTACTAGCACCACCTTGAGTAAGGTATTCATTAGATCCAAAGCTAGTAACGCATTGAACAAAAGAATCTTCTGTAGTACTGTCAAATGCCATATTGTTGAATACAACAGGGATTGCAGGGCTTGAGGCTAGTTCTGTGGCTAATCTTGCCTCAATAGTGGATCTAACTGTGTTTAAATCTATAGCAGCCATAGTTATTTACCAAATTGACCTTTTATCCAACTTTCAAGCTCTTTTGCAATTAACTCAGGAAAACCAGCAGTTGTATCTTGTCTTGTTCTATATCTGCCTCCCCAAGATGGTGGCAAGTTAGTGCCATAACATACTGGTTCTGCATAAGGTTTATTGTTTATGATTGTTCCTCTAAATCTTTTAATATCTGTTTGCCAAGCCTCACGAAGCTCTCCACCAGTTCCACGATCTAATAAAGCTTTTCTAAAAGGTACTACTTGACCATTTGGCAGCGTAAAAAAGTTTGGAATGGAATCTAAATCAGGGTAGTTATCTAAAGAAAAAACAGGTGTTGCTTTTTTTACTCT